TGGAGCACGAAGTATGGAACCGCCCCGAGGAAGCGCCCAAAAAGGAAGTTATACGGCTGGATCAGCTTCCCGACCTGCGGATTCCAGCGGACGCACTGCCCGCACCAGAGGAGGCAGAGGACGCAGAAGAGCGCTAAAATAACATGGGCTATAATTGAGGGTTTGCGTGCATGGGGTACGGTTGGGGCTGCCTGGACGTGATAACCGCCCAAATTGCAACGGATACGTTTGAGGGTCGTTAAAAGTATCCCATTCCAGACGCTCCGCGGATCCGATCGGCACGGCAAGGGGCGCAAAAAGCACCCCGGCGGAGCCTGAGGGCAGGGGGAGGGGGTTAGGTGAAGCCTCCGCGGCTGCCCCTCTAAGTCCCCAAAATATTCCCCAAAAACAAAAAGGCTCATATCTCAAGAAGGTAATCATCATGCCACGCGAAATGGTCTCGTATATTTTAAATCAGCTCGAAAAGCGCACAGTGTATCCACCACAAAAATATAACTACTCGCATCTTTCTGCGTGGATGGACGGCTACGAACAATGTCGGCAGGATGTGATCTCGATTCTTTGTAGCTGTCTTCCGGAGAGATCGAACGACAGCAAATAATGGACTATCGCCAAGCGGTAAGGCACGGGACTTTGACTCCCGAATCCCGGGTTCGAATCCCGGTGGTCTAGCGCGGAGGGGTTCGGTCATTTGCCCTCCGACCTGGTTTTCTCCACCCACTAGCGGAAAGCTGATTAAAGAACCGTCACAAGGTTTGGTGGGTTTTGTGGAAATCAACCCGTGAGCCAACACGACTGTGAAAGGCAGTGTTCACCTCTTTTGCTGTATGAATAGACTTATCGTCAGATAAGACGCAAAAATCCGTTTGTTGTTAGCGAGATGATCGACAGGTGCTTGCATATCGCCTAAAAAACCGTAAGGTATATGCAATTCGCAGTGTTCCCATAAATGGTATTGGAGACGGTTGCTAACCGTTCAGGCAGAGGTTGCCTTGCAGGTTCGAGTCCTGCACACTGCGTGTGGCTGGGGTCGCTCCCCAGATGAACTGAGCGTAGCGCAACACCTCAGAGAGATCGAAAATGTCAGATTTGGAAGCAGTTATTAGAGCAGGGGCTTGTTGCATGCGTGGTGACTGCGAAGACGACAACTGTTTCCAAACTGGAAGCGTATAGTGGAACATAGCTCAGTGGTTAGAGCAGTGGTCTTATATACCATGTGTCCTCGGTTCGAGTCCGAGTGTTCCAATTTCCAGAGATTAAAAACATGAATTAATGCAAGAATAAGGAGGCAAAAAGGAATGATTATTACAGGAATGGCGCACTTTCAGAGCGTGTGTAAGAAGAAACTGGTTGAGTGGTACAATTCCCAGAGTCAGAATGAGAAGATCGATCTGAGCAACGTCTTTGTTGTGTGGAGTTGCAAAACTTTGCAGAATTACAAGCTCCTTGCGTCTACCACGGTTTCAGGTGACGGGATCTATGCAGAGTATACCTACAACGGTGACAAGCAGGAGCTGTATGAGGACATCTATCGTAAGGTGAAAAACACTTGCCATGTAGAGGAATAAATGTAAAAAGTAGAAAGTTGGTGAATAAACACGAAAAAGTTATTTGTAAGTGTGCCAAAAGAGGGCAGACATCTTGATGCCATTAAGGAAAGTGTTCAGAAAATGAAAAAAATTGCCGAGTGCTTTGAGGGCGAAGAACTCGAACTGCTTAACAGATATGCTTATGATTTTCCGCCAGAGAAATGCAATATGCATATCTGGGATTTTGCTAAGAGCATTGAGCAGATGGCGCAGGCAGCTGTTTTTATCGGGATTTTAGAACCTCATGAATGGCGAGAATGTGAAGCTGAGAACTATGTCGCCTCCTTATATGGAATCAAGCAGTATATGATTGCTCCTGAACTTGCTTTGCTTGAAGATATTAACTATTAACAAATGTACCGTCGCATAAGAGATTTGCGATGCTAACATAGAAAAATTATAGGCAGAGGTCTTAAAGCACCTTTGCTTTTTAAGTGGAGGTGCTTCTTTATTGGCATCTGAATATCTAAAACAAAAAATTCAAGAATACGAACAATATATTGCGTATACCAAGAAAGTTGATATGAATATAGTCACAGCTTATTGTGAATTGGCTAAACTCATCTATAAGCAAGGCAAACTTTCGGATGCGCTTGAAATATCCAGTAGGGCGAAGGAGCTTATTGAAAAGTACTCGCTTGAAACATACAAAAAAAACACATGGGAACTCGAAAAAGAGAGCTTCCAGATAGATAAACCCTTTGAGCTAATCAACATGCTCTACGAAATTCTTCTGCTTGAGGCTCAAAACAAGATCGTAGACAGCGCTTTTCGGTATCTTGAGAGAAAGCGAGAGCCGTCAGAGCGCTTCTATATGCCACGGCGGAAGCAGTTCCTCAAAATTGGCATTGTCGATGCGTTGCAAGGCATGATCGACGACAAATATGACATACTCTGTATCAGCTTAATCCCCGGAGCCGGTAAGACGACTCTCGAAAAATTCTTCAATGCGATGGTAATTGGATGGTTCCCGAAGGATTTCACGCTATTTTATTCTCACAGTGGCGATATTACGCGAATGTATTACGACGGAATGTATGACATTGTGACTAATGAAGATGAGTATGCGTGGAGAGAGATTTTCCCGAATCTTCGGGTCACTAGCACGAATGCGAAGCTAGAGCAGTTCAACGTCGGAAAGTATAAACCATTTCCATCGGTTCAGTGTACCTCTGTTGGAAGCAAAAATGCCGGTAAAGTAAGGGCGTCAAAGTTTTTGTTTGTTGACGATATGATCGGTGGCATCGAGGAAGCCTTAAATGCAACAATCCTTGAAAAACTTTGGAGCAAGTATTCCGTAGATGCGAGGCAGAGAAAGATCCAAGACACAACCGGAAAGAACTGTAAAGAGATTCACATTGCTACGCGTTGGAGCGTGCAGGACGTTATCGGACGTATCCAAGCACTGTATGCAGGTAATTCACGAGTAAAGGTCATTTCTGTTCCAGATATTGATCCTGTAACTGGAGAAAGCAACTTTGAATATGAGTTCTCTGGATTTACGAAAGAATTTTTTGCAGATCAGCAACTTCTCATGGACGATATTTCTTATCGATGCCTGTATAAACAGGATCCGATCGAGAGAGAGGGCTTGGTGTTTCCAGACGAGAAGATTCGCAGATACCTCAATCTCCCTCATGGAGAGCCGGAGATCATCACAGGGCAGTGTGATACGAAAGGAAAGGGCACAGATTACTTTGTTTTGCCTATCCTTCAAAAATATGGTGATGATTATTACTGTGTTGATTGCGTATGCGACAATACCACAGATTATGAGCTACAATATCAAAACGCAGCGAATATAATTGTCAGGAATTCCGTTCAAGAGTGTGAATTTGAGCGAAATGCCGGTGGTGATAGAGTTGCAATGGAAGTTAATAGGCGAGTGGAGCAAGTGGGATGGATCTGCAATATCACAGACACGCCGACCGAAACCAATAAGGAAGCCCGAATCTTCCAGTGCTCTAGTTGGATTCTTCAGCATGTGATCTTCAAGGATGCTTCGTTGTACAAGCCAAATGAGCCGTATGGAGTTATGATGTCTCTACTCACTCGCTATTCGGCATCTGGCAAGAAACAGCTTGACGATGTTCCTGATGTTTTTTCCAACTTTGCGGTCCGCATGACAAAAGCAAACCGACTCGCAAAGGCAAGCCCCACATTAAACCCATTTAGGAGGTACGAATTTTGACTACGCAAGAATATTTATGGCAGATTCAGCGTTTTGAGCGCATGATTACAAATAAGTTGGACGAGATTCACAAGCTCCGAATGATCTTGAGCGGGACCTCATCGATTGGCAATCTTACCGAGAAAGTACAAACCTCCGGAAACAAAGATCGCATCGGCTCAAGCGTAGTAAAAATCGTTGATATGGAAAATGAGGTTGACGAGTTGATTGGCAAACGGTACGAAATCGTTCGTCAGATCGAAAGTTTGCCAGACACGCAAATGTATGATGTCCTTGCGCAAAGATATGTTTCCGGGCGAGAGATGAAGTCGATTCAGCTGTGCGGTGTAGATTCTTTGCGCCAGGTAAAGCGAATTCATGCAAAGGCGCTGTGTTGCTTTGAAAAGATGTATGGAGAGCTATATTTATAGCACGACTGTCACTTGATGTCACCAACTGTCATGATTGCGTATCTTTTCTTTATAATCTAATTCGTATATAATATACTCAAGAAAAACTAATTTTCGCCTCCTTTTATTTTATGGCATCACCTCGATCTGGTGGTGCCTTTTTTGTTGCAAAAAAGAGGAATCAGCATGTCAAAATCAGAAAAATACAATCCACGAAAAATATACTGTCCGATTTGCGGAAGACGGGTCGGGCAGTGGGATGGACGATCCACAACCAATGTTGTTGTTGCGCGATGCGAACGATGTTGGAAACGAATTGTTTATTTTGTTGATACAGATGAAACCGAAGTAAAGAATGTTCCGAAGCGAGCTTGCTCATCGGGAGTTACATATCTTTAGGAGTGACTAGAATGGACCAGAATGTGATGTACCTTCAAGATCTTGTTAAAGGATCATATGGACGTAAGATTGCACATACGGATTATGAAGAAATTACACAACAGAATATCGTAGATGTGGTCGGAAAATGCATCGGTACATTCTATTACAACAAGCCGATCATCAGGTATTTGTGGCGATATTACAAAGGGGATCAGCCGATCCGGTATCGAACAAAGACCATCCGTGACGACATCGTAAACCGAATAGTTGAAAATCATGCTTATGAAATCGTTCAATTTAAAGTCGGGCAAGCATTTGGTGAGCCGGTTCAGTTTATTAGCCGAAAAGACGATGATCGGATCAACAAGGCAGTAGATGAGCTGAACGATTACATGATCGATGCCAACAAGCACGAGAAAGATATAAAAAGCGGAGAGTGGCAGTCGGCAACAGGTACTTCGTTTAAAGCGGTTCAGCATACAAATGATGAACTTCAATTTCGGATTGTGGCTCCGAGTCCATTAAACACATTCGTTATTTACAATTCAAATACAGAAGAACCATTAGTTGCTGTACAAGAATTAAAAGATCCATATACCGGTCGGATCTATAAGCAGTGCTATACAGATAAATTTGAGTGCAGAATTGTTGATAGCACTGTTCAGAACTGGAAGGTGCATGGATATGGCGGAATCCCCATTATTGAGTTCCCGAACAATCACGAGCGAATCTCGGATATTGAGCTTGTAATTGATCTGCTTGATACGATGAATAATATGCAGTCGAATCGAATGGACAGCATTGAGCAGTTCGTGCAATCATGGGTTAAATTTGTAAACTGCGATGTGGATACTGAAAAATTCCAAAAAATGAAAATGAGTGGCGCTCTGGTGGTCACTTCCAATAACGGCGTTGATAATAAGGCTGATGTGGACATTATGACGCAGGAGCTTGACCAGTCTCAAACACAGATTGCGAAAGAAGACGTGTGGGATAATGCTTTATCGATTTTGGCAATTCCATCTAAGCAAAGCAATACCGGCGGCGATACACAAGGTGCTGTTGAGCTGAGAAATGGTTGGGATTTTTCCAAAACAAGGGCAAAACTGAAAGATCCTCTGATAAAGACAGCAGAGAAACGTCTTGCAAAAATAGTGTTGAACAGGCTTCGCGTGAAAGTGAAAGATCTGAATCTGACCACGAGGGATTTTGATGTTCAGATCAACCACAGCCCGCAGGACAACATGTATACGAAGTCTCAGACGCTTTATCAGCTCCTTCAGGCAGGTATTCATCCTCTGATTGCAATAAAAACAGTAGGATTATGGGGCGATGCCGAAAAGACATTCCTTCTGTCGGAACCGTATCTGAAACAGCTTTGGAAGACCATTGATGATGCGGAAACACAAGAACAAACAGCAGAAGATATTGTGAAAAACATGGGGCAGACCTCAGTGGAGGAAGAGTAAAGGAAGGTTGTTATGGCGAGAATATTAAAATTTATTGTCAACGGGCAGAATATTTCAAAGGATAGCTCTTGCGACTTCTCTAAGATTGCAAGGGGTACAAAAGGATACCTTGTTGCTGAATTTGTGTTTTCGCCTGATTGGGATGGATATGTAAAAGCCGGAGTCTTCCGTGCAAGCTGTGGCACAGAAGCAGCATCTCCTATTATCAATGATAGATGTGAAATCCCATCCACAGCGCTTACGCAAGAAGCCTTTATTGTTTCTGTGGTCGGAATGGCAAAGGATGGATCAAAAATTAAGAGCGAGAAAGTTGAGGTGATGCAATCATGACAATAGAGGAAGCACTGGCGGTGGCTAGTACCGGAAATGCAGAAAGTCTTCAAACTGCCAGCAGTGAACTTATTATTGATGATGTATCACGCACGATTTATATTCCAGATTCTGAGAAAATTTTCGGTGTTGAGAGTGATGAGAACACCGATCGAAAGTATTTTCGTTGTCCAAGGATAGTTGGTGACAACATTGACCTTTCTAAACTGCAAATCTGCATCAACTATCAGAATGCTAGTGGAGAAAATTCAGGACGAGACATATACATCTGCGATGATGTTAAGGCGGATGGTGATGATGTGACATTTAGCTGGCAACTCAGCAGAAAGGTTACGTTGTACAAAGGAACCATTTACTTTGTAGTTTGTGCAAAAAAGTCATCTTCTGACGGTAATGTTACAAATGAGTGGAATACAACGCTTGCATCTGGAAGAGTCCTTGAAGGCTTGGAACCATCGTTTTCTCAGTCACAGCAGGCAGAAGCAACCGATTACTTAATCCAGCTTGAGATGATGCTTTCTAATTTTGCTGATGCGAAGAAAGAAGAAATTGAAGCGAAAAAGCAAGAAGTTATTTCTTCGATTCCAGAAGACTATGGAACCTTAATCACAGATGTTAGTCAGCTAAAGCAAGATGTAGATAATAAAATCGGCAGAAAAAAAGTAACCAGTTATAATAAAAATAGTGGGGAATGGATTGAAAATGCTTACATATTAGTAAACAGTAAAATGCAAATTGTTCCAATGCCAAATGAATCTTATGCTTATTATAGATTGGAAATCCCGAATAGTGTTACTGCTGTGTATTTTTGGTTTAAGAAAATATTAAAATCCACAAAAATTAGATGGTATGCATTTGTTGACAATAATGAAAACGCTCTTTCCACTCATATTGATGCTCAAGCAACTGCATCATCTTATACAAACGAGTATGTAAAACTTGATGTTCCACATAATGCAACTGCATTATATATAACTATTAATAAACTTTATTATAAAGATTTAATCATTACATTTGACTCTTTCCAAGATTTTTCAAAATCAACGGAATATAGCGAAGAGTTAATTATGAATGATGTAGTTGCAAATACTGCCCAAAATAATGAGCTTGCTATTGAAAAAATCAAAATCATTGAAAAATACAAGACAAGAGAGAATATAAATGCTTCTTATTTTTGTGAGTATTTAAGACCGAAATATCATATAACAGCAGAAATAGGCTCTTTGGCAGATCCATGCGGATTTGTGTATTTTAATGGGCAGTATCATCTATATTTTCAATTTAATCCATACACTGTTTATAGAAATGCAGAAGTGTGGGGTCATCTTGTCTCAAATGACTTGGTACAATGGAATTACGCACCCATTGCTATTCCAAGAACAGATAATTATGATATTTGGTCTGGAAATTGTGTTGTTGATGAAAACAATGTGTCTGGACTCGGTAAAAATGTCCTGCTTGCTTACTGCACTGAATATGACGGAACTAACCAGAGTAATGCGATTTATTACTCTTATGATGGGTATAAATTTGAACGATTAAAAACATTTTTGACCGCTTCGGAATCTCCGACTGCAAGCCTTAGCAAAGACTTTCGTGATCCTAAAGTGATTTGGTATCCAACTGGCAAATACTATATCATGTCTATTTGCTGTTATAAATCAGTTGCATTTTATAAATCCACTGATTTGATTAATTGGACATATGTAAATAAATATGATTATGTAGTTCAGATGGAATGTCCTAATATTGTCTACTATAAAGAATATGACTGTATGGCAATTTTTATGGCTATTTCTGGTACAACCTATGCTTTTTATGGAAACTGGACAAACGATGGATTCTCCATTATAACAGCTGGAATGTCGATAAACGGTGGGTATCCATATGCAATGGATACTTTGACAAACTCTCCTGATGGAAAAATTTATGGAATAGCATTCTGTTCACCAGCAAAATCGACGGTACTTTACAATTTGATGACAAGTGCTGTTGAATTAGACATGAAAAATATGTCAAAAACAAACAAAGCCAATGCAATGAAATGCATTCAAAAGCCATTAGGCTCATTGATTGATTCGTTTACAAAACTTACTAGTTTTGAGTATACCGTAACATCTAATAAAAGCTATAATTTTCCGATTAATTTGTCTTGTGGTTATGTTCACCTTGAATTTGATTATAGTGGAATAGTAGAAGATGACAGAGGTAAATATCCAGGTATTAAATTATTTGCTTCGTCAACAGAATATTTGCTTATTCAATATAACAAACCAGCTAATTATATTGCAGTGAATAGGACTTATTGCGGAGATAAAACAAATTATAGTGGTCTTGTTCCAACCTCTGAAACATTTTCTTTAATTAATGATAAACTCACATTGGACATTTTATTTGATGAAAGGATTGTAGAGGTTTTTATAAACAATGGCGAAGCGGCAATAACAGTTCCTGTGCTTCCTAGGGCATCCGGAATTATAGTTGACGGTAAAGCATCTATGAAAATTATCGGTGATATATATTCTAGCCCGTATTTGCTTGATAATCGTAGCAAACTTATGTCTAATGTGATTTTTAATGTTCCCGAAAATAACAATATGATTAAATTAACAGCGGACGGAATAAGGGTACAATCATTTAATACGAATGATAATTATTATGTTTTAACCGAAGAAAAAAAATCACCATCTCTTATTAAAGCGGATTTTGTGATGGATTCATTTTTCAATGATAAGACTGTTATCGCAAAAGTAATATTTAATTGTATAGACAATAACAATTATATCTGTGTAGACTATGGAACAACTTCCATTGTCGTTAGAAAAGTGGAAAGTGGTGTATCTTCTGTACTAGCAAGTGTTGATGCGTCTATATCTAGAGGTGTAACACATGAAGCTAAAATAGAATACAAAGACAATACATTAGGTGTATATTTTGATGGAGATGAAATAACAACTAGTGCAGATATCACCATATCTACAGGTTACATCGGGTTAGGCAGTGCAAAATATGGTTCAGTTGTATTTAATAATATCTATGTTAATTAACTAAATGGGGCTTTAGCTGACTAAAAATCAAATAAATAAAGATATTAAACTCCTCGATTCCGAGGAGTTTTTTGTTAAGCATAAATAAAAAAGACCACAGATACGGCAATATCATGTGGTCTTTTTTATAAAGCCTTTTAAACTAAAAAAAATTTGAAAAACCTGTAAATAAATGTTAGTTTAGCATGTTGTTCAGAATTTGTAAAGAGTTTTATGAGATATTTTAGACATAAAAAATGGGTATTGGTCATAAAACTTAGTCATAAGCACGCATTTCTGCGTGCTTTTTTTATGCCCAACCGCGAGTACGGCTTAAAACTCTGCGCGGAAAAGCATCTGTGCGAGAAACAGAAAAACTCAGCTGGAGCGACCAGCGATAACAAAAGCGTGAGTTATAGGAGGTAGTTATGACAAGAGAACAGGTAGTGAAACTTTTTCCAGACGCAACCGAAGAACAGATTACAGGTCTGTTAAACCAGAGCAAAGCAGAGGTTGAAAAAGAGAAAAACAAGACGGCTCAGTATAAGGAAAAGGCAGACAAAGCAGATGAGCTTCAAACGAAGATCAACGAGATGGAAGCCGGAAACTTATCTGAAATCGAAAAGGCACAGAAAGCCTTGGAGGTCGCCAACAATAAGATTGCAGAGCTTGAGAGAAAGAACGCTCTGGCGGAGCAGAGAACAACTGCAATGAACAAGTTCAAAGTTACAGCAGAGCAGGCAAGTCAGATCATCAAGGATGACGGCAGTTTTGACTATGACGTTCTTGGTCAGATTATCTCTGACAAAGAGATTGCCGCAGCGAAAGCAAAGGAAACTGAGATTTCAGACCATTCTACGAATCCGAGCGGTGGAAGCAGTGGAAGCAATTCTGGTGAGAAACCGAAGGACGTGGAGAACGCAGAGCGCATTTCGTTCGGCGCTACGGCATCAGATGAAGCAACAAAGAACTACTATGTTTTATAAGAAAGGAATTGCATATGGGAAAACCTATTGAAAGAGATTTTACGCAGGAAAAAACAATTCTGAAATTTTTCCCTTATGAGGGAGCTGCCTGCCTCGTTCCGACATCTTTGGCAACAAAAGCTGATGAAAACGGACGAAAAGTGGTGAAGGCAGGAACTCCATTCCCGTCTAATGATGGGGACTGCAAAGGCTATCTGTTACACGATGTCGACGTGACGATGGGCGATGCACCGGGAACGTATGTATATCAGGGTTCCATTGACAGTGCAAAGGTCACTGCAAATGGAATCACGGTACAGGATGCGGCGAAGAAAGCAACACCTAGAGTCACTTTTTTTGACTAATACAGGAAGGAAGAAGAAATATGCCATTATCATTAAGAGAAGCCTTTACAGCAAGAAGTATTGGCGTACTGTGGAATAATTACGAAAAGACTTTAGGATCTGCGCCGTATCTCGGCAGACAGAAGTTTGGAACTCGTAAGCAGGACAGTATTGATCTGAGATTCATTAAAGGTAAGAGTGGTATTCCGGTATCTCTGAAAGCCTCTCATTTTGACGCACAGGCAGAACTCAGAGATGTTGGTGGATTCTCTGATATTCTGAATGAGATGCCGTTTTACCGTGAGTCATACATGGTAACTGAGAAAGAGGAACAGGAATACGCAAACTATCAGAACTCGTTGAATGTTGATCTTACGAATCAGGTTCTGAGAGAGATCAGTAAGAAACCGATGAATCTTATTGAGGGAGCAAGAGTTGTTCCAGAGAGGCAGATCTGGGAGTTACTTGCGCCGGTCGATGGAATTCCGAGGGTTCAGGTTGCGATCGGAACAGAGCAGTATTATGTGGACTATACGAGTGACAACGGTGTAGAGCATAAGAAACAGCATTTTGTGGATATTTCCGAAAGTGAAACCGACAAATGGTCTGCATCTGCAACGGCAACTCCGCTTGATGATTTAATTGCGGAAAAAACCAAGTTTTCTGAAGACACCGGATACTCATTGACTCGTTTTACTATGAATACCAAGACATGGCAGATGCTTTTAAAAGCAGAAGACACAAAGAAACAGGTTCTTGGAATCACGGCATATACAGGAGGAATTCGCTTACAGCAGTCCCAAGTTGCTGAATACCTGCGCGGTTATGGAATCGAAATTGAGATTTATGACAAAATGTATTTTGATCCGATTGCCAAAAAAACTAAGTACTTTGTTCCGACTGGTATTGTATCTGCACAGTCTGCCGGAGTATTCCTTGGAGATTATGTTTTTGGAAGAACACCGGAGGAAAGGAGTGCAAGCCTGACAGATGGAAACTTCAGTCTGGTAGAGACGGGAATCTCTGTTTACACCTATTCCACGAATCATCCGATCAATACGCACTGCGTAGTATCCATGATTGGACTCCCGACCTTCGAGGGAATGGACAGTGTCGTTGTAATGAAGGTTGATACTGCGGAGGGTTAAAGCATGATTGCTCAGTATACGGTGAAGCGAAATGGGAAATGGTATCATGTCGGTGATGAGATCATAGAGATTGAATCTGAAGAAATTAAAGAGGTGGAAGATTTTGATGAAGCTGAAATGGCTGAAGAAGTAACCACCTCTTTTTCGTACAAGAAAACAGATATTAACCGTATGAGCACTGCCGATCTTCGGAAACTTGCAGTTGAAAACGGAGTGCCAAGTGCCGAACAGATGACCGGAACCGAACTGAAAACTTACCTTATTAATATGTTTGATCTGTAAAGGAGTATCAAATGGCAGAATATACGACATTAGAGCAGGTAAAAATTCGCTTAAAGCAATTTCATGTTGAGTCGGTTCAAGGCGACGATGGCGCAACAACAGATGTCGTTGTTTTTGACCAGAAAGATGATAACCCTTTGCTTGAACAGTTAATCAAACAGGCAAAAGATGAAGTTATAAGCAGACGGCATTATCCCAAAGAATACACTCAAAATCAAATCTCCGATGATCTGAAGCAGTACACAAACGTAATCATCAACGTCGCTGTGTATGATCGATCACAAGCAGGCGAATCATACATGGCAAGTTACAGTGAGAATGGTGTGAGCCGAACATGGATTGATCGGAATAAGATTCTTGCGGATGTTATTCCGTTTGTCAAATTGTTATAAAAGACGATAGTGCGCATTGTAAGATGCAGGGGTACACATTTTGATGGTGGTGGGTGGTGTACATAAATAAAGCCAGAGGTTACGAATGAAGGAACTTATATTACAAACATATACGATTGCGCTTCCGATTTTGCTTGGATATATAGTTTGGATTCTTCAGCAACAGAAAAAGGATCGAGATGCAAATAGTCGTGGAACTATGCTTCTTTTGCGCGTGAAACTCATCGAGTACCATCAGGAATGGACAAAGAGAGGCTATATAACCAAACACGGTTTGCAAAATTACATTGAGATGTACAACGCATATCATGACCTTGGCGGAAATGGTATGGTGACGCATTTAAAAGATGAGATAGAGCAAATGCATATCAAGGAGGATTAGCTGTGGACATTACACAAATTGGCACTTCATTAGCGATTGTTGTGATCTGCTATCTTGTTGGACTTGGCGCAAAAGCATCTTCAAAAATTAGTGATTCTCTGATTCCAGTGATCGTTGGTGTGGCAGGCGGAGCACTCGGAGCAGTCGGAATGTATGTTATGCCGGAATTTCCGGCGAACGACATCATGACGGCGATCGCGGTTGGAATTGTGAGTGGTCTGGCAAGCACCGGAGTGAATCAGCTGTGGAAGCAGGCGATCAAAAATGCTTGATATTAACAAGCAGAAAATGAAGTATGCGAAGCAAGGAAAAAAGATTACTGTATTTGAAAAAGATGAATCTGGAAATGTAAAGTCTTATACAGATATGGACGGGAATACGATCCCGATCATTGCAGAAGAAAAGACTGGCTTTTTCGAGCCAAAAGTTTTCTTTGCAAATATCAGTAATAAGTTAAGCGAAGTGCTTGCAAAAGAATTTGGCATTGATGACAGCACAAATTATTGTCAGATTGTGACAGACAAAGGTTATTTGCCTCTCAAAGAAGGGGATATTATTTGGAAAAGATCAGAAGTTGGCTATGACAGCGACAGAAATGTAGATCCTGCGACAGCGGACTACATCGTAAAAGGTGTTGCTGATGAGGGGCTGACAGCTGATCTTTTTCTTTTGCAGAAAAATGTGAAGTAGGTGTTTTATGGCAAGAAAAATAACGATGAGCCTTTCTACCGACTCCATTCAAAAAGCGATTGATGAACTGAATAAGTATAGTGATGAACTGACATATAAAGCGCGACTACTGGCAGAAAAACTGGCAGAGCAAGGTGTGGAAATTGCAAGAGTGCAAATTTCTGACCTCAATGCCGTTTTCAGAGGAGAACTCCTCGCAAGCATTAATGCTTCATATGTGGGAAGTATGCCGTCTGGTGGAATCTGGGCGGTTGTTGCAGGTTCAGATCATGCAATTTTTGTTGAATTTGGAACTGGAATTGTTGGAAAAGGTAGTCCTTATCCCGGAAAACTTCCTGACGGAGTTTCTTGGGAATATGCGAGTGGAAAGACGATTCATCAGCTTTCTGACGGTAGATATGGGTGGTTTTATCCGGTAGGAGATAAGAAAGATAAGAAATGGTATTTCACGGAAGGTATGCCATCAAGACCATTTATGTTGATGACTGCAAATGAATTAAAGAGAAAAGTTAAAGCTGTTGCGAAAGAGGTGTTTGGATAATGGCAAATGCGAATCAATGGGCTTTTGATCTTGAATCCCATCTATTTTCAAAGATATACAGCAAGATTTCTCCGAAATTTCCAAATGCAAATATCACGAAAGATGAACAGTCCACGTCATCTCCTGTTTTTCCGACCATTTTAATTCAATCCGTTGATCCGGTTGAAGAGAATTCTGACTTAGAAAGCACTCAAATTAACACCATTCTATTTTGCGCACAAGTAACGGTAACAACCAACAAAGGGCGAAGCGAAGCATTAAGCATCGCCCATGCACTCACTCAAGAATATAAAAATATGTCTTTCAAGATAATCGCGATGCCTATTTGCCGAAAGCAAGATCAAATCTGGTCCGTGACCTTTCGGGCAAGAAGAGCATTTGATTGGAATGATCGACTTTGACGATATGGAGGGTAAAGACCTATGGCAACAGGATTAAAAAGTAGAATTGCGTATAAAGAGCAGTCTTCTAACCCGGTTTCTGGATCTTATTGGGCTGGAACATACAAACTGCTCATTAGAGCAAAGAGTATTCCGTCTCCGTTCGGTTCTCAGAACATGGTAGATACTTCCACGCTGGAGGATCTGGTAGAGACACAGGAAATGGGAAGAAGATCCGCCGGTTCAATGGAAGTTGAGGGCGCTTTTGAGAAAAAGTACAAAGATGAGATGGTTTCTAATGAGGGAAAAAAACTCGATTTCATCATTTTGTACGGCACAGACGGAAAAGGCTCGGAGGGAATTTGCGGATTTATTGGTCAGGAGTCCTTTGCGCCGGGTGAGGCTACGGACGATCATCTGACTGGAACTGCAACGGTTTCTGTTCAGACCGTTCCGAAATGGATTGAGGATGAGTATGACGTGGCTGTCACAGAAGACGAGAACGGCTACCCGACGGAGATTGTGCTGACAAAAAAATCGTGAGCCAGTCAGTCAAAAAGCGAAAGACCGTAATGACTGGTTATGACGAAACGGTCTCGCCAGAAATTGAAAATTATTATTAATACCACTAAAGGGGTCGGATTCGACCCCTTATTTTTGTACAAGAAAGGGAATTATTATGACGACACTTCAGATTGGAAGTAAAAGTTTTTCTATTAAGTTTGGGTATGCTGCGACTGTGAGAAGTGGTCTTATGAAAAGACTGGCATCTCTTGGAAATACCGACAATGATTTGGATGCGATGAACAACATTCTTGAGGTTCTTCCAGAGCTTCTTCTTGTTGGTCTTCAGAAATTCCATTCTGCTGATTATGGCTTTGATCCGAAGAACAGCGTCTCAAAAGAGAAAGCCTTACGCAAGGTTGATGACCTTCTGGATGAGTATTTTGACTCTGACGACTCCGATCTTCAGGTCCTTTTTGATGCGCTTCAAACGGAGCTTATTGATAACGGTTTTTTATCAAAATTGATCGGGAAGAAGAAAGCAACGGAGATCGAAGCTCTTCCCGAGATGAAAGCGGATCAGGCGACTACGAACTAACATGGGAACGCTATTGCAAAGAAGTACTGCCGTATTGGCTCATGGTAACAAAGGGATATGGTATTTTCACAGAATACATTAATGATTCGTGTCCTGCGGATTTACAGCCTTATGCGGATGCTTATATTCTTGCTCGAAAAGAAAGAGATATAGAAGCGTGGATGCAATGGGGAAGCTATGGATTATCTGCGCTAACTGTTGCGATCGAGCATAACCTTGCGGGTTCCAAAGCCAAAACCAAATACATTGAACATCCAGCTTTATACGATAAGGCTGAAAGTTCAGGATACAGCGAATCGAAAGAAGAGTGTGCTGTATATGAAATGAAACAGCGGATTAATCTTCTGAGACAGCAGGGTCTTCCTGAAAGCCCTGATTAAGGAGAACGTAAAGATGAAGACAGTATCTGATGTAAATGCTTGGTGGGATCGACTTGAAAGAGAAAAAGCCCTGTATGTCTGGGGAATGAACGGAGAAGAGATCTCTGACAAAAGCATCAAAACAGCATATGCATCTTATAAATCAAAGACATATGACTGGGAATATTACTCCAATAAACTCTCAGCAGGAAAAGGAAAAATCGGCGCGGACTGCTCCGGAGCTTTTTGCCCGGTATCTGGTGGGGACAATACAGCTTCGGGATATTATTCCGGATGCACACAGCGAGGAAAGATCGCAACACTGCCCACAGGAAAAGCGTGTCTGGTGTTTAAACGCAATTCTTCAGGCAATATCTATCATATCGGTTGGTATCGCCCTGAAGATGCTACTGTATCTGAAATGGCATCGAGTCAGATCAATTTCCGAAGAAAGAAACTCGCAGGTGCCGGATGGACTGACTGGGGAATTCCTCGTTGGGTAAATTACGCAGAGCCTGTTCCGGCTGTCAAAGCTGGATGGGTACAGGAAGATGGCGAGTGGAAATTCTATTATCCAGACGGCTCAGGAAAATGTGTAGTAAACGCTTGGTACAAAGATGGCGAAAAGTGGTATTGGTTTGATGGTGCTGGTCATATGATCCGGAATACTTGGTATCGCTACAACGGTAGCTGGTATTATCTGGGTTCAGATGGTGCAATGCTCAAAGGACAACTGCTGGAGGCTTCTGGAAAATGGTATTATCTGGATCAAGACGGCGCAATGGCATCAAAGCCGATTACGCTTACTCCAGATCAGGATGGCGCACTGAAGATGCCGGACATGGCGCAATAATTACACAAAATAAGAACGATTCAATTTTAGGCGGCAGGCGATAAAAACCTGTCGCCTTTTTTTATTTCTCGAAAGGTGGTGCAGTATGGCGGATATTGATTCTCTGCAAATTGAAATAAAAGCAAATGCAATTAGCGCCAGCGAATCTATCAATAAATTAGCATCGAGCTTAGGAAAGTTAAAAGCAAGTGTTTCCTCGCTTGATACAAGCAAATTGTCGAGCCTCGCAACAGGGCTTCGCGAGATCTCAAACGCATCATCCAATCTTCATTCCAGAAATCTCTCTACGCTGGCAACAGCAATGGGAAAAATCTCTGCGATTGATACCGGAAGAATTTCGAGTGTTGCTCAATCGTTGCAGACCTTGTCAAGCGGATTTGCTAATACTTCATCGATTGATGTATCGGGAGTTCTTCGCATTTCTGATTCGATGTCAAAACTTGGCGGAAAGAAAGCCACGCAAGGAATATCAAACCTGTTAGCAATGCAACGTCAGCTTGCTCAGTTTATTCAAGGAATGAATTCTATTGGTGGATTGACGTTTGATTTTTCTGGTTTGACAAATACTATCTCGGCGATCAGCCGACTTGGCGGAAAGATGGGAACGAAAGCTCTTACGAACTTTCCTGCAATTTCATCCCAACTTCAAGCCTTTGTTACTCAAATGAATTCTCTCGCACCTTTTTCATTTGATACTACAAACTTTACAAATTTAGTTACTGCGATCAGCAGGCTTGGTAGCGTTGCCAGTGGACGTGCTGTAAACAATATACGACCATTGGCGGATAATTTACGCTATTTGTTTGAAACACTCTCAAAAGCTCCAAATGTTAGTCAGAATATCTTGAGCATGACGACGGCACTGGCAAATTTGGCAAGCTCCGGCGCAGCTAGTGGAAGAGCAGCATCTTCCCTTGGAAGAAATCTTTTCTCGTTTTCTTCATCCGCAAAGTCGGCTAAAAAGAGCACGTTTTCTTTGGCGGCAGCCTTTGGTAAATTCTATGCCTCATACTGGCTGATTATCCGGGGCATGAGCAAGCTGAAACAGGCGATCAATATTTCTTCAGATCTAACAGAGGTAGAGAACGTTGTACGTCAGTCATTTGGAAATTATGAGAAGCTGATTCAAGATTTCTCAAAAACATCCATTCAGAACTACGGAATGTCCGAGCTGACCGCAAAGACTATTGCCAGTAGATTTCAGGCGATGGGTACTGCCGTTGGCTTTGCTCAGGGCAAAATGGCGGATATGTCTCTAAATCTGACAAAGTTAGCTGGAGATATGGCTTCATTTTACAACGATGACACGAAAGATGTTTCCCGTCGTCTGGAAGCAATCTTCACCGGTCAGACACAACCGTTAAGACGTTATGGTTTAGATTTGACTCAAGCTACGCTGAAGGAATGGGCAATGAATAACGGCATTGAAGCGAACATCAAATCCATGTCGCAGGCGCAGAAGGTTATGTTACGTTACCAATATGTACTCGCAAATACGCAGATGGTTACTGACGATTTCCAGCGTACCGCGGACACTTGGGCGAATAGCGTGCGTGTGCTGAAACAATCGTTTGAGCAACTTGCCGGTATCATTGGTGGTGCTCTTATTAATGCCTTTAAGCCATTCGTACAAGGACTGAACAAGATCCTTCAGAAAGTAATTTCTTTCGTGACTATGGTAACGAGTGCTCTGGGCGCAATCTTTGGCTGGAAATACGAGATTTCTGCTGGTGGATTGGCAGATGATTGGTCCGATGCTGCGGACTCTGCCGGCGATATGGCAAATAATACCGGCGATGCTGCGAAAAATGCCAAGAAGTTAAAAAACTATCTTCTCGGAATTGATGAGCTGAATGTTTTGGATTCAAGCTCTGACAGCGGATCTGGTGGCAGTGGAGGAAGTGGTGGCGGAGCATCCAGCGGTTCTACTGATGGAAAGTTCGTTCAGATGGATACCATTTTCAAGGACTATGAAAGTGAAATATCAAGTCTCGGTGAACTCGGAAATGCTATTCGTGATGCTCTTATAAAATCAATGCAAAGTATTGATTGGAAAAGTATTTATGAAAAAGCTAGAGGATTCGGATCTGGGCTTGCAGAATTCTTGAATGGTCTTTTTGAAGGGACCAACGGAACTACCCTTTTTGGCGAGCTTGGCAGAACTATTGCAAGCGCTTTAAATGCCGTTGTTTATGCCGCTCTCGCATTTGGAGTAACATTTGATTGGACTCAATTTGGCGTGAATATTGCAGATGGAGTCAACAATTTTTTTAACACATTTGATTTTGCGGCACTTGCAGAAGCTATAAATGTCTGGGTACAAGGTCTTTGGGATACACTGTCAACTGCTATTGCGAAAATAGATTGGATGACAGCATATGATAAGATAATTGAATTTTTAGAAAATTTAGATATAAAAACCATAGCTATTATTATTGGTGCACTTACAATAAAGAAAATTGCATCTCTTAATATTGCAAGTTCCATTCTTAAATGGATAGGATTAAGTATTTCAAAAAAAATTGCATCTGCAATTGCAACAACTCTAGGACTTGAATTGGCTGGTGGCACTGGATTAGGCACTGCGTTAAGCGCAGCCGGAGGAGCAATCGCCAACACTTTCTTGGCGGGATTTAAAGCGGTTCTTGGCAGTCAAGCCGCCGAGGCGGCTTTAGCTTTTGCTAATCCAGTTGTTGCAACGATCACCGGAATTGGTAGTGCTATTACAGGCATTATTCTTGCAATACCAAACTTTGTTTCAATGTGGCAAAATGGTTTTTCTTTAATTAAAGAAGCGATTATGCTTGTTGGCCTTGCCCTTACTGCCGTTGGAGCAGTTGTTTTGGGAGCACCCGCGCTTGTTGCTGGAGTTGTTGCCGGAATTGTGGCAACGGTGGCAACGATTGCAATCGTTGCTCATGATAACTGGGACGAAATTAAAAAGGTATTTTCATCTGCCGGAGAATGGTTCAACAGCAATGTCATCACACCTATTGTTCAATATTTTCAAGAACTTTGGCAAAAAGTTTCTGACTTTTTTTCGCAATTATGGAATGATATTGAAAACATTTGGAGTAAAGCATCTGGATGGTTTAATGATACTGTTATCAATCCGATTATCGCTTTCTTTTCAGGATTTCAAACTCGTGTATCCCAGATTTTTACTGGATTGTGGATCATTGTTCAAGCGGTTTGGATAATTGCTTCTACTTGGTTTGATCAAAATGTAATCCAGCCAATCATTAAACTGTTCAAATCATTACAGGACAAAGTGTCTCAAACAATGAAAAATCTTTGGGAAACGATCAAGAACGTTTGGAGTGTGGTTTCAAGCTGGTTTGATACTACGGTTGCATCTCCTGTAAAAGAAATTTTCAGTAAACTCAAAGAAAAAGTTAGCGAAATTTTTGCTACTTTATGGGAAACAATTAAAGGAGTATGGTCTTCAGTTTCAAATTGGTTTGAAACCACTGTAATTACTCCGCTAAAGACAGCCTGGGAGACAGCCTGCAAGGCAATCGAGGGATTCTTTACCAATCTGTGGGCGTCAATTAAAACTGGAGTTGTCAATGCTATGAACTCCGTTATCCAAGCGATAGAAAACGCGCTTAACTTTATGATTGATGGAATTAATAGTGTTATCGAAAGCTTTAATGATATCGTAGATGCAGCTGCCGATGTTGTTGGTGCTGACTGGGATGGAGTTGATCTTGTATCTCGTGTAACCCTAACGAGAGTTCCGACGTTTGAGACAGGTGGATTCCCGGAAGATGGATTGTTTTTTGCAAATCACTCTGAGATGGTCGGACAGTTCTCTAATGGCAGATCAGCTGTCGTGAATAACGAGCAGATCGTAGCCGGAATTTCTGCCGGAGTTAAGTCTGCGGTCAGCGAGGTACTGGCTCCTTACCTTTCTCAGATTGCTCAGAACACTCGAGAATTTGCTGACAAGGACACTTCGATCAATATTGATGGGCGCGAAATGGTCAATGCAATCAATGCTCGTGTCGCTCGAAATGGATATAGTTTCACTTAACTTTAATTAAGAAAAAGACCATAGGTCTCATTTTTCACCTGTGGTCTTTTCTTCTTTTTGGTATTACTAATGTATTACTTTTGTATATACAAAATATATACTTTTAAACATTTTCTCTTTCTTTCAACATCTCGTTTTTGTATTTATAGAATGTCTTTTTCGCAATCTTGCCAAGTTTCATTGTATCCAAATCATTCAGTGATCCGCCAAAATCTTTATTGTATTTTTGAATAGTGGCTTTTACTTCCAGAGAGCGTTTCGTTACATAGGTGCTTCCGGTTCTTCCTCCGATCTGTTTCCCGTTCAACCGCGCCGTCTCCATACCTTCCTTGGTACGCTGATGCAGGTAATCGATCTCTTTCTGTGACCGCTCAAATGCAGTGTAAATATCATTTTCCACTTTACGCATCATGAAGCGATTGACTGCGTTCATAATGGAATTTATCAGCTCATCGGTTCCGGCATCTCCTGATTGAACGTCTGTATTGATAGCTCCGCGTAATGCATCTCTATACGAATCAGTGTTAATATGCACCTCCTTGAGGAAAACGAGGTTTACTCCCTTCTCAAACAGCTCCTTGTACAGAGAGAAACCCTCTTCTGCATTTCGGCTCATTCTGGATACCTCATCAAAAACGATTGTATCGCCCTTTTCCACTCTCTTATACAACTTGTTCCATTCCGGGCGCTCGATCTTCGTTCCGGTATAATATTCCCGGATCAGAATTGCATCCGGATACTCTTTCTTGATATTTCGCTCCTGGCGCTCAATATTTTGCGTTGTTGTTGATACTCTACAATATCCCCATACTCTGTTTGCCATTTTAATGTCCTCCCTTTTGTAATTATAACCTTAATTGTAGCCTATCTGTATATCGGTATAATACAATATATATTTTAAAATGTCAATGCTTTTCATTCTTAATTGTAGCCCATTTTTTCGATTTGTTACATAAAGAAAGGATAAAATTCTTTTTATTTATTACTTGCCATGATATAATTTAAACATATGCTCAAAGGAGGCAGTGCTTATGGCTTTAATAAAATGCCCAGAATGCGGAAAAGAAGTAAGCGACAAAGCTACAATCTGTATTGAATGTGGGTTCCCGATCCACGACTATATCTTAAAGGTCAATGAAGAACGAAAATTACAAGAGAAAAAAGCAAATGAAAACTTAAAGCTGGAATCCAAAAAAGCCGACGATGAAAAACGTTGGGAAGAACTTCCCGATAAAAGAAATGTTTTGATTCAGAAAAAAGCTATTATGATTGAAGTTTATGGAATGACATTAAAAATTCGGATTCCTGGCCGACCTACTATTTCCGATAATATATGGAATTTTACTTTGGAATACTTTGGAATCTCAATGGGATTTAATATAGGCTTTATGATAAGCAATGCTTCTAAACAATATTCATCTGGGGTTGTAGATGTTATTGATAAGGACGAAGTAAAAAATCAGCTAGAATTATTTAAAGAAATAATGGAAAACAACGGTTTATACGCTGCAAGGAGCAGATTCGATGTTTTATATCGCAAAACAGAATCAGATCGAAGTATGCAAAACGCTACGAAGCAAATATATAGCTCTTTATTTGAGGAGAAAGAAACTAAAACAGAGAATTTTCATGGTATTTATAAGTATGTTTCAGGAAAAAAAGTCGAGGTATTTTGCCCCAGATGCAATAGCCAAAATTGTTCTTATTACACAACAGAAAAAGTTGTACCAGAAAAAACAAAAACACGATATACAGCCAACTTAAATCCATTCAGACCGTTTACTTTAGTCAATAAAAAAGAAACGGTTATTCGGAAAAGCCAAACTGTCAGTGAGCAAAAAATCATATGCAATGATTGCGGAAATATCTTCCGGTAAATGTCCGGAATTCCTTGATGTCAGAAGGAAAAACTGATATAATAAAGATACAATCAAATCCGAATCTCACAGTTCCGCCCGGATGCCGAGGAGGGATGATCGGGACGAAAGAGATAGGACGAATCAGAGCAAGGACGGCGATATTTTGAGAATCACGCTCACCAAACATAGTAGAAATGCTGTGTCTGGTGGGCGTTTTTTATTTGTCTTTATGCGGTCGATGGTATAGGAGGTTCGATTCCTCCAGACTGCTTTCAACTGGCTAGTGATTGCAACACGAAGAGCGGAATTCCTACACCGCCTGCCAGTTGTTTTTTATAAGTGTAGGAGTCTATCAAAATCGCAGAGTACCACGCCTGACCAACCGGATCAGACGTGGGTGAATTAAAAGTAATCCCATTGGGATAGGGCTTTGTGAATAGCCATAAGCCACTTATCGTAGTCTTTTGGAAACCTTGCCTGATGGCGTAGGAAACGGAGACTTCAGACGTGGTAATTCATTTGTAGGAGGTAGAGAAATGGAATTGAAAAAAATTAAAAAAGTGGTAATCAGAGAAGATTTGGTTGCCATTACTGGAGATTACAAAAAAGCAGTCATTTTAGGTCAGTTTATTTATTGGGCAGACAGAGTTGCTGATGCTGATAAATTTATTCAGAAAGAAAATGAAATTGCTGCTAAAAACGGTGAAGAAGGTCGGGAGTTGCTCTATGGATGGATTTATAAGACGGCTGATGAACTGACAGAGGAAGTTATGCTTGGACTGTCTGTCAGTCAGATTAGAAGATATGTCTCTGAAATTGTGGAAATGGGGTTTGTTGATCGAAGAAAAAATCCAAATTACAAATGGGACAGAACATGGCAGTACAGAGTAAATCTTGTCAATATTGCAAAGGCACTTAGAGAAAAAGACTATCCATTGAGTGATTATAGAATTTCTTTACCAGAAGATGATTCATTGAATGCGCATAAATGCGTGTTCGATAACAAGCGAGCGGAAGATCGAACCAATTCAAATGACCGTGCAATACCATACATTACTTCAGATATTACAAACAAAAACTATGATACAGAGAAAGAAGTATGCTCTTTTTCGGGGAAAAAGAGTGCGTATCCTACGCAGTTAGACAGCTTTTTGGAAAAGGCATTTGTTGATGAACAGTTGGAGCCAGAGGAGACAAGTGCCAGAATAAACGATCTGAAGGAAATTATTACATACTTCATGGCGAAGTACATGGATAAGTTCCGAAATATGCACAGAAATCTCACAGAGCCTGCCGTAAAGAAGATTGTAGAAAATTATATTTCGCCAGATGACAATGAATACGGAATAATGCAAGATGTGTATACACTCGATGATTATAAGCCGATCATCGATCTGTATTTTATGACCTGTTACCGGAATGGTACAGAGAAGAGCTTGTCTCACTTTATGTCCGGCATGATCCGGGCGAATTTGAGGTACAAGCTGATAGAGTAAGGAGTGGTGTGAATGAAAAGGGCGACACGAGATGGTGCATCAGGGCTATCAGCCTTTCTGAATGTGAACGGATATGATTTTCCGTGTCCGCGAGCCGGATTTGAGTATATTATCTCGACAACTGTGAATTCTGGACGAAATGCCAACAATGCTGTGATCGGACAGCGAGTGGGGCGAGATCTGTTTAAGCTAAACAGCATGGAATGGGCGATGCTTGATCCGGAAACGTGGAGAAAGATGCTAAAGGCAGTCGAGCCATTCTACGTCCCGGTAACATTTGAGGATTACAGAACCGGAAATCCGATCACAATCACAATGTATCCGGGAGACCGAACGGCATCTCCTCTGTTCGCAGATGCAAATTCTCATCTGGTAACAAAGTATGAGAACTGTAAATTTAATTTGATTGACGCAGGATTGGAGTGACAAGGTATGCAGAATGTAAGCGCGGAGTATAAAAAGGCGATGCGGTTGCCGATTAGAAACCGCGGATACATAACTGCCAGAATCGGCATTGTGAGTTCTAAGGCTCAGGATAACGTTCTGGCTGAAGAATCTAACAATGATTTTGCATATTTTACGAATAATACGGCATTGTTTAAAGGCGAAGAGGCTTCCAAGCTCTACGCAACCGGAGAAGGGAACTTCTCTAAGGTCGATGGAAGCATGTATTTCCTACCACCTGAAAATGCTGGCATGGACTACTACAACAACGGACTTGTGACAAACAGCCTTTTGGGGGCAATATATATTTCTTTTGACGGAAATATTGCAGATATTAAAGGAGTTACCATTGATTTTGGGGAATGCTATCCCACGGAATTCACCATTACGTCAGATAACGGCGTAAAAACATACAGTAACTCACAGAGCGTATTTGTGACGGAAGATACCTTTGATGCTGTCACATTTTTGCAGATCACACCTATCAAAATGCTAAATGGAATGGGAAGACTGAGAATTCTGCAAATGACTTGTGGAATTTCAAACACTTTTTCCAATAAACAAGTTCTTGGGTTCACATACAAAGAGTTTGTATCATCAATCAGTGAATCTTTACCAAGTCAAGATATGACACTGACCGTTGACAATCAGAATTTGTACTACAATCCAGACAATCCTCAGTCGGCGGTTGCTTATCTGGAACAAGGGCAACAAATGAAAGTATATTTCGGGTATGATCTGAATGGAACCGGAAATGTTGAATGGGTGCCTGAAATGACAGCTTATTTAAAGAGCTGGAACGCAACCGATACACAGGCGAAGTTCACAATGGTAGATGTATTTGACTGGAAGCTGACAGAAACCTATTACAAAGGCTTATATCGACCACAAGGAATTGATCTGTATGATCTGGCGCTTGATGTTCTCTTAGATGCCGGAATTAAAGACGAGGAGTATGAGATTGACCCGTATTTGAAAGATGTTGTGGTATTCAATCCTTTACCGCCGGTTACTCATGCGGAAGCTCTTCAGATCATTGCTAATGCAGGCAGATGCACTCTGAGCAGTGATCGGCAAGGGCACATAAATATTAGTGCTTCTTTCGTTCCGGATGCCAGAGCAACGGATAATGGGGCAGAATATGATACAGTGCAAAACATTCTGTCCGAGCTTGTTACGGATGCCTACGCAATGTGCAGTAATGATTTCTCGGCAGTTGATGGAAGCATGCTGTTTCGTCCTGAAGATGATGAAGAGCTGTCTGAATATCTTGGATTCGTAAGTAAGGAAGTTGCTGATAAAAACGGAGATTTTGATTCTCCGCCAGTAATAACGATCACCCTTGAGGCGGGATATACTTGTTACGGGCTACCGATCACATTCCGGAGCACTGCACCTCAAGCGTTTTCCATTGCTACCTACTATCAAGATAAGCCTGTTCAGAAAATTGATGTTGAATATCCCTCTTTGGATTATATGTATGACGGACAACTATACAAATTCGATAAGATGCTGATTGTATTCACCAAGGGGTATCCTCTCGCAAGAATCACTGTGGACCGGATCAAACTGGGTGATTCAACGGACTATATCATATCTCGTTCATACAATTTAACGGCATCTCCGGTCGCTGAACGACAGGATAAGGTAAAAGCGATCTCTGTACAGCGCAAAACATACCGAAACAGCGATGAAACCAAAGAGCTGCTATCGGAAGAATTAACCCTTGATGTAGGGCAGACAGAGCACACCGCCTATCTGAACAATGCCTCTTATGGATTCCAAGTGTCTGTGACGGAAGGGGATGCCACCGTGGAGATTCTGGAAAGCAGTAGCTATTTCGTAAAGATGAGGTTTTCCGTAGTTTCCGGGAATGCAACAAAAATCAAGTATTCACTAACTGGAAGTGAGTATATTGTTGATGAACAATATTTGCGCACTGTACACAATGATACCGGCGTCGAGAAAAAATGGAGTAATCCTCTCATCAGCACGCTGGAGCTAGCGCAAGCTCTGGAAGAGTGGTTGGCGTCTTACTATTTAGGTGATGTTGAGTATCAGCTAAATTGGAATGGAGACCCACGAACGGATGCGAATGATTTATTCTTTCTTGAGTTAAAGGATAGAGAGAAAACTATGATTCGGGCATATCAAAACGAATTGAGCTTTAATGGAGCTTGGAGTGGCACTATGAAAGCCAGAAAGGTGGTGGTTTAGATGAGTGAAAGAATTCCATATTGGAGCGTCCCAAAAACCGATTGGACAAAGGACGACAAATTCAATATATCTGACTACAACCGGATCAAAAACAATCTGGAATATGTAAGAGCTATTGCCATTACCCTGTATCTGTCGTTTGATTTGGAAGATATGGGAGAAGACAAGGAACTCTTCACGGACTATTTCTATGCAAGTGAATTTAACACGATTGAACAAAACCTGGAACTCTTGAATCAAAAAGTGTTTACCCAAGATATTGGAAAAACAACAACTTTTTATGATAATGGGGTTTTCATTCAATATGATGAATTGAACCGGATTGAATCAGCCATTTTAAAGATTTGGGATATGCTTCTTCGTCAAAGTACTAGCCGGGAAAGACTCTCGTTCAGGCTTGGCAACATGAAAGGAATTAAAATATGAGCTTAAAAACGACTTATAAGGATGATATTATCGCCAGTGGATCATCTCGAAGGTATTCACAGACCTCGAATTCAGACGGAACTATTTCGCTTGTGGATAAGACTTCATATCAGCAGAAAGGCGATGATTTCGGGGCAAAGGATATAAATGAGATAACAACCGCAATCAACCGTGTTAATCACATCACAGAAGTAACTCTTCCCAAAGATGATTGGTCTGGATCATCAGCTCCATACACGCAGACTGTCGCTATATCTGGAATTTTGGCTGAAGACAATCCGTGGCTTGTGAGTGTACTTTCGAGCAGTGCCTCTCTTGCAACACAGCAGGCATATCGCCGAGCCTTCGCAATCATTTCCGCAGGATCAGCGACAACTTCAGATGGCAGTGTCACTTTCAAAGTATATAAAAAGCCGGAAACTTCGATCACAGTAGGCTTGAAGGGAGTATAACATGGGAAAAGTAGTAATGGCTGGTGGAGGCGGTGGAGTAGCGTCTCCTGATTGTACGGCGACAGCAAACCTTGTTGTTGCAGGCAAAACCTATCTTGGAAATGATACTAACGATGATGTGGGAACAGGCACTTTGCCCGATCAAACAGCTAAAGATTCTTTGGGCGGCATCAACTCATCATATCCAAATGTTGCAATTCACAAAGGCACGCAGCCGCAGTTTACGCAACCAACTGGATCTGGCGCTGATCGCATGTTCGCAATTCGCCCGGATCGCGGATATTGGAATGGAGATACATACGTTGCTATCCCATCACAAAGGAAGAACGTTACACCAGCGATAACGCAGCAGGTTATATCTGCGGAGTCTGGTAAAATCCTTGAGAACGTTACTGTTGGCGCGATTCCAAACCAGAAAAATTACGCCTATGGTGGATTTGGTCAAGGCGACGACTATTACTCTGTCAACGCTCTTCCGGAAGGATATTATCGTAAAATGACCGGCGGAAACTGGGAGCCAGAAGCCCGAATCCTAAAAGCTACTCTTCGGTCGGCGCTTGGAATCACAGCCGACAAGATCAAGAAGGGCGCTGTGATCGCTGGAATCACCGGTACATGGGAAGGCTATGTGGCAGGAAGCGGAGATCTCTACAACAAGGGCGCACTGGGGTTGGGCGGTGGGTTTACCGCCGTTCCGTATTATGCAGATGATTATTCCGATGGCGCAGCGTGGTATATGAAAGTAGGTGGAACGCTTTCATACGATACTGCACAAATGCGAGTAGAGGGAAATACGCTGTGGCTTGCCTCAAATCAGGCTGTGAACTTATCTGCATACAGCAAGTTAAATGTAACATTTAGAATAAATAAAGCTGATAGGGTTCGAGTGCAGGTAACATACAACAAGCCGAGTGCCGGTATGTCAAAATCAAATAATGTTGCAACAAACGCATATGGAGGCGGAAACAAAGATACAACGACGACGATCAGCCTTGACGTTTCGAGCATCAATGCTAACTGTTACGTCTCATTTGGCTGGACTTCTGGTACGAGCGATAGCGCACAGATGATTGTCGATCGAGTATGGTTAAGCTAATCTCTTCCAGATGGAAGATGAAAAATAAGAAAGGAAGAAAAAAACTATGAAGAAGAACAGAAGTAAGGCAAAGTACAACGGAGTAAATGTAGCATACGGACCAGCAACTGGTGTTCCGACTCCGGAGCCAAAGAATGAGGTTCTGAGCAAGGGCAAGGAGCACGAATACACCGGCGATTCCACTCCGGGCACGACCAACGGACTGCATCCGGATCACGTTGCCGGCGGTCCGGGACACAAGAATTGCACACATTAATGGCGAGGGAGGGGATTATTAAGTCCCCTCTTTTTTCACATACGCAATGTATCCCACAATCTCATCCAGATCTCTCTCATAACAGCGAAACTTTCCGTCCCTGATGCTGTAATACTCATATTCTCCTTCTGTATTCTTGTAAGCACTTCTCCGGGCAATGAAAATATTGTTTCCGTATATGATAACGCTGTCTTCGATCGGCTTCGGTGCCCTGTCGTTGGCGATCAGAAGCACATCATACGGGCTGTAATTTGGCATATAATAATCCACGCAAAATTCCATTCCCATAAAGATCTGTGGCATCAAATTGGCAGGAATATCCGAAATGTCCACGGTTCGGAAGTTCCCCGATGTATGCAAGGTGCCGTCCGGAGCTTCACGAAGACGCATAACTGAAACGGTCTTCGTTACTTCGTCCGGTCCAGACGTGGCAAGGAAATACTGCCGGGAAATCGCCCAACGAAGAAAGTGTTGGTATCGTTCGGGAAGTGTGCGGAACATGCACAAACAGGCTTTGTCATCTTCGCTCAACGTGTGTGCGCCGATCAGTTCGTCAATGGTAATGCCTAAAGCAGATGCGAGTTGTACTACGGTGGATAATTTGCAGTCTTTAGAATTTTGATAGAGTAGATTTTTCAGAGTATCGAATGGTATTTTTGCGCTTTCAGAGATCTCTTTAAGTGTTATTCCGGGGTGAGAAGTATAAATATATAGGTTTTTTCGCAGATTTTGTATAGGCAAATCTTCATCAGACACCAATGATGCGGATATTTTTAGCAAATCTTCTTTTTTCATAGCCTTTTCCCCTCTCTTTAAAAATGATAAACTGAATCCATCCTTTTTAGGATAATTCAATCTCTGGCGCAGGGAGCGATGATCCGCAGTCTCGTTCCCTGTATGAAAAATAGTCTAAAACGTCACATAAAAACTGTCAATATTATATCGACGTCAAAATTGTGCTAAAATTCGACAGAAGACTGATTTTGACGGGCGGAATCTTGACTTTTGCGAACATACGTTCTATAATTAAGTATCGCTATCTGGGACGGGAACAATCAACCGAATATTTTCTTCACAGTTCGCATAGTATGAATTGGGAGGCGATTAGTAAATGGAGTATAAAGAGAAAATCATGGAAATGTTAGACAAGGCAGATCACGATCAGATATATACCATATTTAGCTTTATTGTGGCGTTTCTTAAATTAAAATAGGAAAATCAGGGGGCTGTCCAACAACAGCTCCCTTTTCTTTTAGTAAATATTTAATGTTGCGGTCTGGATGTTTGGATTACTCCACTTCCAGAGTTCTTTGATCTCGATAGTCAATGGGTTCATTCCCTTGATTCTAAACGCCTGAGCAACCTTCGCCGTTGTTCCCTGAGTAACTTTCTTGGAATAATTCTTCAGAGCTTCATCCTGTTCGTCATAGGAAATGAACGTTCTGTCACACTCTACACCGTTCTGAAATACAGTGATATAGGAATCTGAGAACTGAGAACTCTGAGACTCTGCGTCCTTATTCGTGAAATCATAATACAGAATGACACAGGCATATCCATCATAATCGGTCGCTGTTCTCCATCCGGTGTATGTGATTCTTGAATCGTCTGCCTGAAAATCGAATACAGGCGTAATCAATGCGCCACTGGAATCGACTTTCTTTCCGTCCGGTGTCGTGGTATTGGTCAGAATGTATCCACGCTCATTGAAATAATAATGCTTTCCGTCGATCTCCTGCCATGCGCTTGCCGGATAGCTACCATCATCGTTCAAGTAGTACCATCCTGTATTATCTTGCTTCCATTCACCTGCGAAAGAGGTCATGGAGAAAAGAACGGATGCACATGCAACAGTGAGCAACAATTTGGTCTTTTTCATACAATCGTCTCCTGTCTTTTATTTATACAACACAACTCCATAATATCACAGTTTTTGCCAATAAAAAAGACCGAAGAGCAATTCTCCGGTCTTTTTTTTACTGATTCTTCTTTGCTAAGGATATTGCAAGTTGTGCAATCAATTCCAAATCCTTTTCATCCAGTTGTGAGAGTGCATCAATTAAGCGAAATCTGAAATCGCTTGGCTCTCCACTCAAAGAAGTTCCAAGAAATTCCGCAATCTCAGCTTTTCTCTTATTCTGAATAAACATCTCACCTGTGCCATTTACCAGCCACTCATAATTGACTTTGAACTTTTGGCAAATGTCTTTCAACGTTCTCTGCGATGGCGTTCGGCTTCCCTTTTCAATCATCCAGACATAATTTTTGGATACGCCAAGCGTTTCTGCAAATTCATCCTGCGTCATTTTTGCGGATTTCCTTGTTTCTTGTATTCTAGTATTCATTTTGTCTCCCTCATTATGATTATATACACATAATAGCGCAAAACACTTACTGAGTCAAATATTTATTAAGATTTTTATTTGACATATCTAACTGGGTTTGATATTATTGTCTCATAAATAACTATTTGAGCTAAACTATAAGGGGGCTGAGTGAATTGGATTACAAGAACGAAATCATACAGATGATCGAAAAGATAGAAAATGCAGGCACTCTGGAGTACCTGCACACATTCATAAAACTTTTTCTGGAGAAGTGGGGATAACCCCCACTTCTATTCTTTTTCGGACAACATTGAATCCATCATGTTTAAAATGATTTTCTTATCCCTGTCACTAAGAAGAGAAAATTTATAGTAGAAACTAAAATCCTCTCTAGCAATCGAAGCATTATCTTTTCTTTCAGCCGGAACATCAAATCCCATTAGCCATGCCTCTGTTACATTCAATGCAAGCCCTAAAACAACTAGCTTCTCTTGACTCGGCTCTACTTTGCCTGAAACATATTGGCTTATATCTGATTTATTCATTTTCACATTGAATTTAGCACAATATGGCAAAGATAAATTCAAAATATCAACTTGTTTTAAGTTCCTATCTCTCATTATTTTCTTGAGCCGAATTGATGTGTTTTCCTTCATCTTTTTACCCTCCTTTCTACTATAAGATACCACATTTTGAACAAAAGTTCAATATTTAAAACGCAAAAAGTAAAAATAATTGAACTTTTCTATTGACACACGATAAAAATAATGGTATTGTATAAATAGTTCAAAACATTGAACAAGCGATGAAGAAAGGAGTGAACAGCATGGCATTTGATTACAGCAAGTTGAAAGGGCGAATTGTCGAAAAGTATGGAAAACAGCGTGAATTTGCAAAGGCTCTTGGGTGTTCGGAACACACATTATCATTGAAGATGAATGGAAAAGTGCCTTGGAAACAGCCGGAAATCATTTCTGCTATGAGACTTCTCGAACTGGAGAATGAAAATATTCAGGAATATTTTTTTACTCTCAAAGTTCAAATGTTTTAACTTTTTTTTGACGAAGGAAGGTGTTTGAATGGCAATGTCATTAATTCCCGTAAACTATGACGAGGAACAACCAACGGTATCAGCAAGGGAATTGTACAAAAGTCTTGAAATCAGCAAAAGATTTTCTGCATGGTTTGATGCAAATTCGCAAGGTTTCATTGAAGGTGAAGATTTTACCGGCGTACTTTTAGGTACGGAGGTTCAGAACAATGGTGGAATCCAGATTAGAGAATTACAGGATTACAATTTAACGGTTGATATGGCAAAGCATATTTGCCTTATGAGCCGGACTGAAAAGGGCAAACAGTGCAGACAGTACTTGATTGATCTGGAAAAGGCATGGAACACACCGGAACAGATCTTTGCAAGAGCCTTGAAGATGGCGAATCAGACAATCGACAGTTTAAAAGATCGTTGTCAGTTTCTTGGCGGTCAGGTATTGGAGCAGCAGAAGGTGATCGAGGAACTTCAACCGAAGGCTTCTTACTACGACATGATTCTTCAGTGCAAGGATCTGATCGCGACGACCGTAATCGCAAAGGACTATGGAATGTCGGCGAAGGGGTTCAACACAATGCTTCACGAGCTGGGTGTTCAGTTTTATCAGAGTGGTGTCTGGGTTCTGTATTCTAAGTATCAGGGAAATGGATATTTAAAGACCAAGACACACAACTATGCGGATGCAGATGGAGTACAGCATTCCAGAGAGCATTCTTATTGGACTCAGAAGGGGCGATTGTTCTTGTACGAGTTTTTGAAGCAGAGAAAAGTCTTGCCTCTTATAGAAATGGAGTCGTGAGAACATGGATATGGGAGATTTATATGAATGAATTGAATATTTTCGAGAACGCTGAATTTGGTCAGCTCCGAATGGTGATGATCGATGAGAAACCTTATGTTTGTGCAAGCGATGTGGCTAAAGCATTAGGATATTCTAATACGAGAGATGCGATTTCCAGACATTGTAGGGGTGTCGTGAAACGCGACATGGGGGTACAAACGGGAATAAAAGCAGACGGAACACCTGCTACGCAGATGGTTGGAATGTCCTTTATTCCAGAGGGTGATATTTATAGATTGATCGTAAAATCGAAACTTCCTAGTGCAGAAAGATTTGAGTCTTGGGTATTTGATGAGGTTCTCCCATCAATCCGCAAGAACGGCGGATACATCGTGGGACAGGAAACACTTTCGGACGATGAGCTGATGGCAAGAGCGCTTCTGGTGGCGCAGAACAAGATTGCCGAGAGAGACAAGATCATTGAGGAGAAGCAGGCAAAGATCGAACAGATGAGACCGAAGGAGATCTTCGCTGATGCAGTCTCCACGAGCCATACATCGATTCTGATCGGCGACTTAGCGAAACTGATCTGCCAGAACGGATTCCAGATCGGACAGAAGAGATTGTTCGAGTGGATGAGAAACAATGGCTACCTGATGAAAGGTGGTTCTTCACGGAACATGCCGATGCAGAGATATGTTGAACAGGGGCTGTTCGAGGTGAAAGAAAGCAATGTCCAGAACCCAGATGGAAGCGTGAGAATCACACGCACCACCAAGGTAACCGGAAAGGGTCAGGTTTACTTCGTAAATAAGTTCTTGGCGAATGATTTGGCACTCGCCGAAAGCTAACACAAAGGAGAGAACAAGGGTGGCTATGGGTGCGCCGTGCATGGAATGTGAAAACCGAGGGTGTGGCGATTTTCACGACAAATGCGAAAAATATCGTAAGTTCCGAGAAGAACGGATCACGATCAGCCGGGAACGGCAAAAGTTATCGGGGGAGTGGACTCCAAGAAGACCATACCGGCATCACGAGAACACTCCTACAAAATGTCATAAGAAGTGAGGAAGGAGAATAGATGTATCCAGAAATCAAAGTGATGATCGACGGACACGAGCTTAATCGCTCGGTTGAAGCAGCAATGTTTGGCGAGAATGTAATGACGCTTATGTTCGCTCAAGCTGATGAGAGTTCAAAAGAGAAGAATCAAATGGATGCTTTTGGCGAAGCGATGCAAGCAATCAAGAATACAATAGAAAAGAGCGCTGACGACAGGGTTCTGAATCCTGAAGAGATTTGCGAGATCACAAATCACATTAAGCGCCGGATTGCCCGGTGCCTTGGCAAGAAGCCAAACAAGCCCACGGAAGCGATGTTATTAGCTCGTGTGGTAAAAACAATCGAAGATGAGTATGGGACACTGAACAAAATCCGGCGAGAAGATCTTGCTGATGTGCATGAGCTGATCGATTGCTGGAATCCGGAAGGCTAAAACAAAAACAAAGAGGAGACGAAAAATGAAGTTAAGAGCTTACAAGGGATTTGACAAAGATCTTAAATGTAAAGACTTCCAGTACGAAGTCGGAAAGGAATATTCAGAAGAAAAAGCAGACATCTGCTATTGCGGATTTCATGCTTGTGAGCATCCGCTTGATACATTCCGGTATTACAGTCCAAATGACAGCCGGTATTGTGAAGTGGAGCTGGATGCGAATGACCAGCGCAGAAGTGATGACTCCAAAAGAGTCGGCAAGCACATTGCTGTCAAAGGGGAACTTAATATTGCAGGACTTGTAAAGGCAGCGATTGATTATACCTTTGAGAATACGAAGGAGAGTACTGAAGAGTCTGATGACTGTGGAGCTTCGTCAGCTACCGGAGACTATGGAGCTTCGTCAGCTACCGGAGACAAGGGAGCTTCGTCAGCTACCGGATACAAGGGAGCTTCGTCAGCTACCGGATCCTGTGGAGCTTCGTCAGCTACCGGATACAAGGGAGCTTCGTCAGCAGACAATAAGGATGCCGTAGCGGTTGCCTGGGGATATAAATCGAAAGCCAAGGGCGTTATCGGTGCTCATCTGGTTTTTGCTGATTGGGAAGGTGATGAAGAACTCTATCGAACCCCGGAAGCATGGACACTCAAGGGCGCAAAGATGGTTCAAGTAGATGGCAAGAATATCAAAGAGAACACTTGGTATTGCATTGAAAATGGAGAAATTATTGAAGTAAAGGAGGAAGATTAACATGGTAACAATTACGGCAAATATCGGTAAAGAAACAAAAAACAGAGACTGGCGATTCCCTGTTTGCGATTGTTCTTAAACATGGCACCAATAAGTGTACGACATTAGCCAACGGAAGCCTGTGTGAGATTATGAACGCTATTCCAACCGCAATAGCAGAAATTCTTTCAGAACAGTGCAACGACAGAGTTGCTGAAGCTATGGGCATAGTTATGGCTGAAGAGATTATCAAACTCACTAAGAAAAACGCACAGAAGAACAAGTGGAGTAATTAATAATGAGAACACAAATGAAAAATGTCGAAGTACCGGAGAAAGAGGGACTGTCATATGTGGCAGTCCAGAGCGCACCGAGAGAGCATATCGACTGGACAGAGGTGTTTCATAGCCTCTCGATCGGTATTGCTGGCGCATCGGCGCTGATGGCAGTCGGTGCATGGCTGGCGATTAGTATTATGCGGTAAGGAAAAAAAGAATGAAGTTAAATGGAGTGGAACTAGCTGGATTTGATGGGGTTGGACCCGAGCACGGAAAATTCGTCCCCAGCGATGAGGCTTTGGAGTATGCACTAAATCGGTGCATAAACAATGAAGGCGAGAAACTGGCATTCCTCGAGTGGTATTATTCGGGAAATTGGACAATGAGGGAGGCAGAATGAACAGTAGATGTGATGCGTGCAATCTGGAAGAAGATTACTGTTCCAGATGCCATCGGCAGTCAATACAGCGGAAAGGGCATGCAAATGCATGCTCTGACGCAAAGCCTAGAATGACTAGGACATTGAAAAACGCCCTGAGCACATATGGGCTGAATCCACGAGAATGGTTTGTAAGCTCTGATTCGGGCAACTGCTTTCGCCTTGTCAATAAAAATGACGGCAGAAAGAAAACTATTATGAAATAAAGGAGGATAAAAGCGTGGAATATATGCCTGATTGCGATGTCGTTGATCTGATCCGAGCGGATGAGAGAAACAAAAGTGCGCTGATGTACCTTCAGTGCGAAAAATACCCGAAAATGGAAGTGATTGTTTCGCTTCTGACAGGCGAAAAGTATGTAAAGGAGGAAGAACATGAAGCTGTATGAGTTGACCGAGCAGTATAAATTCATCGAAAGTCAGTGTTATGATGCTGATGTAGATGAACAGGCGTTTAAGGACACTTTGGAAGGGTTAGGTGGAGAAATCGAGGAAAAGGCAGATGGTTATGCCAAAATCATGGTAGGAATGGATTCTATCATTGCCGGAGCTAAGAAAGAAATTGCACGGCTGAATGCACTCGTTAAAGCCTTGGAAAATCGGAAAGATGGAATGAAAAACAATTTGGAGTTTTGCATGCGGGAAACCGGCAAGACCAAATTCAAGACGGATTTATTCTCATTTAATATTCGGAAAAATGGCGGAGTTCAACCGCTTATGATTGACGAACCGGAAAAGATTCCTGAAAAGTACCTGATTCCACAGCCAGCAGTTCCAGACAATTCAGCTATTCGTAAGCTGTTGGCAGAACAGGAAGTTGAATGGGCACATCTTGCTCCAAGAGGAGAAAGTTTAGTGATCAAGTAGGAGGATATTATGGGATTACCAGTACTGATTTATGGTAAGTCCGGTAGCGGAAAAAGCCGGAGCTTAAAGTTTTTTGACGAAAATGAGGTGGTTCTGTTCAATACAGAACGAAAGGAACTGCCGTTCCGGAAGCGTTTTCGGAAGATTGGTGCCAGCGATGACATCACCCAGATCGTTGCTACGATCAAAAAAAACCCGGAAAAGGTCTATGTGATTGATGATGCTGGGTATATTATGACGCATCTCTTTATGTCACAGCATCGGAATAAGAAAGGAAATGCTTCTTTTGATATGTATGATGACATTGCGGATGCAATGTACTGGCTTGTGAAGCGAATCAAAGATGAAGTTTCCGATCCAGACAAAATCGTGTATATCATGCTTCATGAAGATACCGATGATTTTGGGGTTTCAAAGCTCAGAACTATTGGAAAACAGCTAGATCGCAAAGTATGCTTGGAAGGCATGGTTACAATTTGCATCAGGTGCATGAGCGAAAATGGGAAGCACTTCTTCCGGACGGTTACTGATGGTTCTGATATTACGAAGACTCCGGAAGAGATGTTTTCAGAACCAGAAATCGAAAACAACCTCAAATTGGTTGATGATACTATCCGAGAGTTTTACGGATGGGGAAATAATTTACAGGAGGAATCTAAGAATGATTAGAAAACCATATGGATACGATGAGGCAACTGCATACACTGGTGAGACCCAGAGCTTACCGAAAGGTAAGTATATCTGCTCGATCGTACAGGCTACCACGGAAACAACCAGAAACGGCAATACGCAGTTAGTGCTGTCCTTTGACATTGCAGAAGGGGAGTACAAGGATTTCTACAAGAAGGCTTTTGAGAGCGATAAAGCTCGGAACGGTGTCAATGCAAAATGGCGTGGTATGTTCAGACAGAACATGGAAGGAAAAGGTATCCCGTGGCTCAAAGGAATTATTAAGTCAATTGAAAAGTCTAACAACTTTACTTTCCCGTGGGATTTGGATGGAAACGAAAAGGCTTTAGTAGGAAAGAGATTTGGAGGTGTCTTCCATCGCCGTCAGTATGAAACACAAAATGGAAAGACAGGGTTTGTTACTGAACTGTTCCAGATCCGCAGCATTGATGCGCTGGAAGACGCAAAAGTTCCGGACGATGAATTGCTTCCGGATAAAATGCAGAGTGCTGGAACGCCAAGCCCGTTTGGTGATGGGTTTATGAATATCCCGGACAACATTGCCGATGAAGGACTTCCGTTCAATTAAGGAGAACACATGGCTGGACAAAATATGAAACAGGTCATGGCGATTGAATGGAAGAACAAGAAACGGATTCTGGCAGTAAATCCGAACGTGGATGACGGCAGCGGGATCTATTTCTTGACAAGGCAGGATGAGAACGGGTTCAAGTTCGCTTATATCGGGCAGGCAAAACACTTGCTTGCCCGGCTGGCGCAACACTTGTCGGGTTATCAGCACATTGACCTTTCATTGAAGAAACACGGGCTGTATTCAGCCGACAATCCAGATGGCTGGAAAATCAATTTCCAGCATTATTCAATAGATGAGCTTGATGAGAAAGAGCAATTCTTCATTAAGCAATACGCCTTGGCCGGCTATCAGTTAAGGAATAAAACCTCTGGAAGTCAGGGCGAGGGAAAGGCAAAGATTGCTGAGTACCGCCCTGCAAAGGGTTACAGAGAAGGACTGGCGCAGGGAAGAAAGAGCCTTGCAAGGGAACTTTCTCATATCATCGAGAAACACTTGGATGTACAGATTAAACCTGAAAAACAAGGAAATAAAATTTCTGAAAAGGCATTTGAAAAGTTTAGAAACTTATTAAACGAAAGAGGTGAAGACCACGAAGAATGATTGGATTGATGTCCAAACTGAACTTCCGCCAGAGGGCGAAATCGTCATAGCGACTGTAAGTTATGACTACGGTGATCCAAAGATATGGGTCATTCAGAGAGACGGCGATATTTATGTTCGCCTTGTTGACATAAACGGAAACGGTGCCGAATATCTTCCTGTGAATGGGAGAGTAAAGTTCGGACCGACAAATGGAAGAGTCGTTGCATGGATGCCTCTTCCAAAAGCAAAAGGGAGCGCTAAGGATGAGCAGTAAATTAGGAGAAAGGATATATGATCTCATTGAACAGGGCAAAACCATAGATGAGATCGTCGCTGAAACGAACTGTGTGCGTCAAACAGCACAAGTGTACATGCGAATGTACGTCGCTGGCAAAAATTCCGGTCCCACATACTCAACCTCACGGTCAAAAATCGCTCACAATATTAAATTGTGGGAGAAAGCAATCACGAGAAACAAGATAGAAGACTTGAGGAGAAGAACCCGAGTAGGACAACGAATTAATGTATATGCCTTAAAGATGAATACTGACGATAGGATCAATGGTCAGTGTGTAATGGCGACTGTGACAGATGCAAGTAGTAAACATTTTTGTCTTGTATCTTTGTGTTCTGGTGTAAAAGAAGCAATATTGTGGTCGGAGCTTATCTCCAAACCACCAATAAATAAGGGAAAGGAATAACGAATACCTGGTAAACCGGGTTGGTGCATAGCAAATAGTGGTGATGTACCGAAAAATTTCAACACCGTGGCTATAAGGCATACGTTGGAAACTATGTATGTCGCATAGGAGCAAGCAAATGGTGATCCACGATACAGCAGTATTTGTAGCGTGGTGTTATGGCAAAGAAGAAGGTGTGCTGGATCAGCGCAGGAGTGAGTAGCTTTATGGCAGGATTCCTTGCAGGAGATGTTGATGAATGGATCTATATTGACATCTCCGATCAGCATCCAGACAGCTTGAGATTCATTAAAGATTGCGAATTTGTAATTGGACAGGAAATTAAGATTCTGCGTTCTGAGGAATATTCCTCTGTTGAAGAGTGTGTGCGTGCTTTCGGAGGTTTTCGAGCCCCAAACGGATTTGCACCATGCACAAACTATTTGAAGAAGCGGGTGAGAAAGGAGTGGGAAGAGACTCACAGCAACGATGATCTGACTTATGTCTGGGGATTCGATGCGACTGAATACCGGCGAACTGATCGGATCATAGAAGCTAATCCGCATGCACAGCATGAATTTCCTCTTATTGAGAAAAATCTCTCAAAAAAAGAAGTTCATGGATTGTTTGAACGGCTGTTTACGTTTGAAAGACCAGTTATGTATGATATGGGTTATCCTAATAATAACTGTATCGGGTGCATTCGCGCAGGCATGGGATATTGGAACCGGATTCGCAAAGATTTTCCAGATGTCTTTGAAGGCAGAGCGCGGTTGGAGCGGTTGGTCGGGCACTCGATCTTAAAGGATGCTAAAGGGAATCCGATTTATTTGGATGAACTTGATCCAAATCGCGGAAATATGAACACAGAGGTGTTTCCAGAATGCGGGATTATGTGCTACTTGGCGCAGGATAAGTAATATCATAGTAATATATGTACTACTTTAGTATTACTTTTGTATATACATTTTGGCAGGAGGTGATTATCGTGTTGCAATTTTTCTTAGGAATAAGCGTTGGTTTTATTGCCGGCGTAAGTTTTGTTGTTTGTATGGCACTGGCAGTTGGAAATACACAGAATAGTGAGAAATCATCCGAAAAGGAGCAGGTATGACAGAGAATAAACAGAAAATTTGTGATCTGCTACTGATTACTTTACAGGCAACCAGTAATGCAGAGGATGTGTTAAGTCTGACACATGATGAAGAATCTGAAACCGTGACGGTTACATTTATTTCAGGTGGTAAGCGTGTAGTAAATGTTGCAATGGATTCAGGCACGGCAATGATTAGTGACATAATGGCAAATCTTGGATGTTAGAAAGTGAGAAATAAGAAAATGGAAAATAACAATACCATTCAGAATGTAGTGCATGGGTTCAAAGTGTTCAGACCTGATTGGACTTGTTCACCTAATGGCAACACTAAACAGTACACTTGCCCCGGAAAATTTGAGGAAGAAGGGGAACTTGATGTTTGCGGTCACGGTATGCACTTCTGTCAGACTGCTGCCGACTGCTTCAATTATTACAGTTTCAACAGTGAAAACAAGGTTGCAGAAGTCATTGCCTATGGTGAGGTAAGAACAGACGGTGACAAGTCATGCACTGATAAACTGGAAATCGTGCGTGAAATCCCGTGGGATGAGGTGTTGCGAATCGTCAATATTGGAAAGAATTGCACGGGTCGCTGCAACACCGGGGACAGGAACACCGGGGACAGGAACACCGGGGACTGGAACACCGGGGACTGGAACACCGGGAACAGGAACACCGGGGACAGGAACACCGGGGACTGGAACA